CAAAGAAGAAATGGGTATAGCGTAGATATTGCAGGAAATGCAGCAAGAGCATTTTTTGATTTAAGAGATATTGTTAATAGTCAATTAACAGACACAGTATGGGACCAAAATGACACTGGTTCTCCATTTGAAACAATACATAAGTTGGGTGAAAATAACGGCCAGTATCCATTTAGTGAAAATGGTGACCATAAGACTGCTGGAACACAGGTCCAAACTATATATGTGAAAGGTTATCAAGAATACGGGTCAACAGCAAATTCAATACCAACAGAAGATGATACACCAAGTGTAAATGACACTCTCTACTATATAGGTGCATCTTTGCCATTATTAACTGCAAGAGATGTTACGCCTAGTGATTATATACAAACAACAGCATTTCAAACCTATCAAGCGAATAATACAGCAGATAGGTTCTTAAGTGATGTAGAGTCATCCGCAGGGGAATATGGGCTTTCAGGATATATTAACTATGTTCAAGAAACTGACTACCATACAGTGGCGTTTTTAAATGATTATGCTAACTTCACAAGTGATTTAGACTACATTGAAATCGCTTACTATGATTCAAGTAACGCACTTATTAATTCCGCACAAACTATTGCAAATATCGCAGTTAATGGTGGTTGGCCGCCATCCACATCAACGGGAATGACAGATGCAAAAAGACTACTGTATTTTGGTTGTGGTCCTGCTAATTTAGAAGGACAATCAGACAACACGTCTGCTAGACCATCAAATAATGCAGGGTGGGCATATTATACTATTAGAGGAACAGGAGCAACGGGGGCCGGTGACCCTGCTACTGCTCTCTATTATTTTATTAAACAAGACGGAAGTTGTAAAGGTTTTAAAGTTAGAAGATTGGCGTGGCGTAATAGCTTGGGGTGTTATGATTATTTCAACTTCAAAATGAAATCAACACAAAGAGTAGAAGTTACTAGAAATAACTATAGTTCTATTATGGGTAAATTCAATGCTTCTAAGTGGTATTATAACAATACTATGCGAGGCAAGAAAACAAGACAAGTAACAGCAGTGTTGAAAGAAACTTTGAATACAGATTGGATAACAGAACAAGACGCTAATCTATTAGAAAAACTAATAATGTCAACAGATGTTTACATAGTAGAAAATGCAGACACAGAATTTACGCAAGGCGTTATGATAACAGATTCTTCATTTGTAAGAAAAACAAGGGCTAACGATAAGATGATTCAATATACTATTCAAATAGAATATGCAAACCCTATTAACACCAACTCTTAATGAATATAAGATTAGTAGCATATAGAAAGGCAACAACTGCTTCAACATCTGACACAACTTATCAGTTAGACTTACAGGAAGCACCAAACGTAGCATTGAACTTTCAGTTCAGCGATGTCAAAGAACCAGAAACAAGAAAAGGAAGTTATAGTCAAACATTTAAACTTCCATTCACACAGAACAATAATCAGTTCTTTGAAAATTGGTATAATGTTAATTTAGATACTTTAGTCTTTAGCACAAAAACAAAATTTGATGCAGTTCTTTATGTAGGCACAGTTCCACAGTTTGAAGGTGCGTTACAATTAAAAGCAGTATATCAAAAAGCACAACAATATGAAGTGGTGATGATTTCTAACAGTGCAAGTCTTTTCAATATAATAGGAAACCGAAGATTAAGAGATGTTTTTAAAAATGATGATGGTAGCTATAGTGAAGAATTTAATCACGTATACACATATACAAACGCAACTAATAACACTCTTTACAAATCTTGGGATGGAAATAGTGCTAACTTCCTTAACACCGCTGGTGTTTCTATGAGAGATGCAAGTGCAAGTGTTCAAAAGATTGTCTATCCAATGTCTGTCACTGCACAAGGTTTTTATTTTGACCCTAACCAAGAAAGGTATTTAAATATGGACCAAACAGCAGCAACTGCTATTATCAATGAAACAGATAGCGTTCAAGCTGCCTCTGAATTTGGTGTTAGTTTTACGCAGTTTAGACCATCTATTCAAATAAGGACATTATTTAAAAAGATTCTTGGTCAAGCAGGATTCTCTTATACTTCTTCTTTTATAGATGACAACTATTTTGGTAAGATATTTATGACTACTGCTAACTATTTAGAATCTGCTGTTACACCAACAGTAAATGCTGCTGCTAATCCAAGTGGCGTGATGAGTGTTGGTAGTAATGTTCAATGGGGTAATTTTACATCTGAACTAACTTATCCCAATTGCAATGAAGACACATACACCACATTGGAAACAGTGACTGTTCCTGCTAACATTACAGAACCAAGTGGTGACTGCACAGACTTTGGTGATGAAACAAGTTCTTGGAATACTACAAACTCTTATTTTACAAGAACAGCATCTACGCAAGAAACAATAACACTTACCCACTCATACTCATTCAGAAATGTTATAGGTCAAAGTAATACAATTGCTATATTCTACACTCTAGTTGGATGGGATGCAAGTGACAATGAAGAAGATGGTGAAATATATGGTCCAGGTGCAGTAGAGCAAATACTTGTTAATCCTACCGCTGCACAGGCACTTTATGTTGGTGGTTTGACTGTAACTTTAGATATAACAGGAATACCTCTTAATAATTCTGCTCAAATTCAAGTAAATTTAGAACCTGTGAAAAACATTAGTGATTCTGCTGTAAATTGTAATAATACCCTATGTAATCTAACTTCTAGTTATCTTGTGGGGGATTGTGATGTTTATAGTAAAATAAAAATGAACTGGTTTGGATTCTCTGATGATATCTTTGATGCTACTGTAGATATCCCTGCTTGTATTGACCCAGAGCTAACACAAAGAGGATTTTTAAAAGATATTATACAACGATTTAATTTAGTTGTTTTAACAGACCCGAACGATCAAGGCAATCTATTAATAGAACCTTACAATGATTTTATTGGTAGTGGAGAATTGAAAAACTGGACAGACAAGCTAGATATCTCAAAAGAAGTTGTTGTTAAAGATACTACAGAACTACAGAAAAAAGTTGTTCACCTTACAGACCAAGAAGATGTAGATTTATATAATAAGTCTATTAAAGAACGCTATCCTAATGTGAATGTTTTTGGACACGTCAAGATTGATGAATTTAATAATGAATTTGCATCAGGAGAATTGAAGAATGAATCAATGTTTTCTCCATATATCAATGGTCAAGTTTTTAGAAATGAAGACGAACAAGCAGGAACATCATTACCTAATATGGCTATTCAATATGAGTTCACCTATAAACAGAATAGTGAAGGCATTTATGAAAATGAAATAGCACAAACAAAACCTAAACTTTTTTGGTATAGAGGAACGCCTGTTGATATTTTAGGTCCTACAGCTTCGCAAACAGATATATATTTACATAGAGCAACCGCGAGTTCATTAACAGCATTTAACATAAACGAATATCCTATATGTAGTCCTTTTGATGTTCAACCTGCTGGAAATACTTATACTTTAAGTCAAAATAATAAATCTTTATATTGGAACGCAACACCCCCATTAGTAGGAAATTTAACTGTATTTAATTACCAACCAACCTTTGGTAGTTGGTTTAAGAACTCACTATATGGTAAATACTGGAAACCATATTTGGACAACCTTTATTCTGACGGATCAAGAATAATGGAATGCTATTTGAATCTAAACGAAGTAGATATATTTACTTTTAGCTTTGCTGACGAGATATTTATAAAAGACACTTATTGGAGAATACTAGGAATTTCAAATTACCAAGTAGGTGCAAAAGCATCTACAAAAGTTACATTGATTAAATCTTTAGACACACGTTCAACTTGTAGTGGTTGCAATTATGTAATAGGAACTATAGGAACATCAAACACAACCAATTTTGGTCAATTTATATGGTGTCCAGAAGATGACCCTGATTGCACACCTGATATCACTGGTTCATATTGGGCTGGTGTATATACAACACCAGAATGTTGCACGTGTAATGGTGGCTATCTTAATGTTAATGACGAAGACCCAAACAATGCTGGAATGTATAGTTGCCTAAACTTAGCTGGTAGCTTACCAATGTCAATTAAAAGTTTAACAGCTACAACATCTATTTTAGATACTGACCAGACAAAGAGTCTTCTGACAGGATTATTGGGTGGAACAAATAGACCGCTGGTTAGAGGTAGTGATAGCAATAAGTTCGGGCAAAAGATATTGAACTATTATGGAGATGATATAGTAATAAAATACAAGTCTACAGCAACCTATCGACCACAATACAAAGGTGAAAGTCATAGAATCGTTTTAACAGGATATACGGATGGAAACACAAGGGGGTATGCTTATCCAAAAGGTAACCCATATGAAAAGCCACTATATATTCCTGACAATACAAACACCATTATTAGGGTTAAAGGTGTTTGCACAGTAGTTGGTGGAACAAGTGCAACTTATAAATTAGGAACGACAGATGCGGTAGCATACTACACAGCTTTTGCTATAAAGGAAGGCGTTGTCACACAATTAGGTGCAACAGGTGGTGAAGCAGAGTTTCAAATTAGAGAAGGCGTTAATCCTGTCACTTGCACACTTCACATTGACATTGATTCTAATGGTATTTTAAGATTTGGTTTAGATGATAGTCAAACAGATACTAAAAGAGCCTGGATGTTAACCGCTGATATGGACATCAATATCATAAGGAATATGGCGTTAGGGTTTGATGAAAATTGGGCGTTATTCCAAAATGGTAAAAGAATACAGTTTGAAAATTACGATTATTTAATATGGAATTAAAAAGATATATAGAAAGTATTGCAAAGGTAATAACACCAAGTATTGATCACTTACAATTGGTGGAATACAAGGACAAAGAATTAGACTTTGCTTATGGTATGCAAGAATACCACACAAGTTTTAAAAGAATGTTTAAACAGATAATAAGAATAATATGGCGGTAGAACATACAGTTAAATTAAATGTAGATGCTAAAGATGGTATCAAACAAGTTGAGGAATTAAAAAAAGGTGTTCAGGATACGAATACCGCCGCAAGTGATTCTAAGTCTAGTTTTGGAAAAATGAAAACAGGTGTTGGTGCAGTAGGAACTGCGTTTAAAGCTATGGGTATTGGTTTAATTGTGGCTGCGTTTGCTAAGTTAGCTGAAATGCTGGGAAAAAATCAGAAAGTAATGGACACGCTTTCTGTTGCGAGTGAAGCCTTAGGTTTTATGTTTCAAAAAATTGTTGATGTTTCGGTTAGATTTAGCGAAAAAGTTACTGCGGCATTTAGCGACCCAAAACAAGCTATTCAAGATTTATGGACTGCATTAAAAGAAAATGTAGTAAACAGGATAGAAGGGCTTATTGACCTTTTTGGTGCATTAGGCACAGTTATTAAAGGTGCAAGTGACGCAGGAACAGCTTTTATTCAGCTTCACACAGGATTAGATGAGGTTCAGCAAAGTAAGGCTGCGGAAACTATGACTAAGATTTGGACAGAAACAAAGAAAGCAACTAAAGAGGCTACTGATTATGGTAAGGCAATAACAAAAATGCGTAATGAAGTTAAGTTAGCTGACGCTAATCAAAGACAACTACAATTAACATACCAAAAAGACGCAGAATTACAAAGACAATTACGAGATGATACAAGCTTAACTTTTGAAGAACGAATTGCGGCAAACGAAGAATTAGGCAGAGTGTTAGACGAACAATTTACAAAAGAGCAAGAATTAGCACAGAAGAAAATTGACTTAGCACAAATGGAATTAAATCAAAATAAAGACAATATTGATTTACAGGTCGCCTTAATAGATGCTAAAACAGAAATGGCTGACTTAGATGAAAGAATAACAGGTCAAAGGTCAGAGCAATTAACCAATCTAAATGCGTTAGAAAAAGAAAGACAAGATAGTCTAAAAAAGACAGTCGTTGTTGCTAAAGAAACAGGAGAGGCAGAAGTTAAAATAGCGGAATTAACCGAAGAAACAAAAAGAGGAATAGTAGCTAACTCAATGGGGCAAGTAGCATCATTAATGGGTGAAGAATCAAAGGCAGGTAAAGCATTAGCAGTAGGTCAAGCATTAATCAACACTTATTCAGCAGCATCAGCTGCCTTAGCACCTCCTCCTGTTGGGGCAGGTCCTATATTTGGTCCAATAGCAGCAATAGGTGCAGTTGCAGCAGGTATGGCTAATGTTAAGAAAATAATGTCAACAAAAATACCCGGTGCAGAAGGTAGTGGTGGCGGTGGTGGTGATACACCATCTATTCCTTCACCTGAACCAATGGGTGGAATCGGTGGAACAATACCTAACTTAGAAAACATAACTGGAACAGCAACAGGAGAACAACAACCTGTTCAAGCATTCGTAGTAGAAACTGATATTTCTAATGCACAAGCGTTGCAAGAAGAACTAGATATTCAGGCGACATTATAAACAAAATTAAGAACTTTATATTTATAAATGATATGGCTAAAAAGAAAAAACTAATAGAACTAATAATAGACGAAACAGCACAACACTTTGGTGTTGATGCTATCTCTGTTGTTAAATTTCCAGCGATAGAAGAAAATTTTGTTTTCTTTAATAATGACTTTCTATCACTTGCGAAAATAGATGAAGAACAAAAACAATTAATTGGTGCTGTCCTTATTCCAGACAAAAAGATTCCAAGATTAGATAAAGACACAAACGAAGAATATGAAGTGTTTTTTACTAAAGAAACGATAAGACAAGCACAGAAGCTATTTATGCTGAATCTAAGGAACAATAATCACACCTTAGAACACAAAGAGCCAGTAGAAGGATTAACTGTCGTAGAATCGTGGATTAAAGAAAATAACAAATACGATAAATCAAATATGTATGGCTTCAAGAATATGCCTGTCGGAACTTGGTTCGTTCAAGTATCTGCGGAAAACAATCCTGACATTTGGGAAAAGATAAAGAACAAAGAAGTTAGAGGATTCAGTATTGAAGGCTACTTCACTGACAAACTAATTGAAGCGTCTAAACAAAAAGACATATTAGATGAAGTATGTGAAGACTGTCCTGATGAAGTAATGATGAGCAGAATTAAAGAAGTTATTTTAGCTAACGAATTAAGACCTGTTGGAAGTTTAGATGGCGAACCATTATTTAGAACAAAAGAAGAAGCTGATTTATATGCAGAAATGTTTAAAGGTTGCTCTGGTAGTCATACTCATAGTGTTGATGGTGTTAAGTTGTTTATGCCTTGTGTTGACCACGCTTCTGCTACTATGAAGGAAGAACATTCTGAAACTGGTAAGCGTAGATACAAAAAAAAATACAAAATGTTAGAATACATTGCTTATGGGAAACGTAAAGCGATGCTAAAGTATTCTTGGGATGATTGTATGCGTGACCAAATAAAGCAATACGGTAATAAAGAAACAGCGGCAAAAGTCTGTGCTGCTATTAAAAATAAGACAGTCAGACGATAAAGAAATAAACAATTTTAACCCTTTTATATATATTAATGTTATGGGAACTCTCGAAAAAATTTTAAATATCTTAAAAATGAAAAATGAACCTAAATCTTATAGCGTGAAATTCTACGCTGAAATGAAATTAGACGATGGTCGTATTGTTGCTACAGAAGATGAGCAATTTATGATTGGGTCTAAAGTATTTGCTGTTTCTGATGATGGAAATGCTGAAGCATTACAAGCAGGAAGCTATACAATGGAAAATGGAAACAAAATGACAATCGGAGAAAATTCTGAAATTCTTGACTTAGGTGAAGAAAAAGAAGCAGAAGATGTTGAAGCATCTGAAGAAGAATTATCAGAAGAAGTTGAGTCTACAGAAGAAGAATTGTCTGAAGAATCTAAAGAAGAAATGGCGGACGCTGAAGACACTGACTGGGCTAAAACATTTGAAGAAATGAAAGACCGAGTTGCTGCTTTAGAAGAAAAAGTATTCGGTAAAAAAGCTGAAGAAGAAACAGAAGAAATGTCAGAGCAAACAGAAGAAGAAGATAAGACTGAAATGTCAAAAGAAGTTATAGGGGAACTTATGACACAAATCGAAGAATTAAAAGGAAAAATAGTTGAATTAAGTGGACAACCTGCTGATGAAGGAATTACATATTCACCAGAAGGTTCAAACGTTAATACAACTGTTGACTTAGGAAAACTGTCACCAATGGAGAGGACAGCATATTACATTAACAATAAATAATAAATAAAATGGCGAATAAAATTCAATTATCAAAAAGACGTGAATTTGATATAACTGTAACGGGTGATACGTATGCAGGTGTTCACGCAATGCCTTATGTGACTGCTGCCTTGAGAAGTCCTGACACAGTTGCTAAAGGTTATGTTCGAATCTTAGATGGTTTAACAAAAAGTGCAGTAATCAACAATATAGCTTGTGCTAATCCAATTGTTGCTGCTGCTTGTAGTTTCTCTAGTGGAAATGACACATCAACTACTGAGCAAGTTCTTTCATTAACTGACCTTAAAGTAAATGAGGAGATATGCCGGGGCACAATCTTCCCAACTTGGATGGGTCAAGGAATGGACAGAAATGGTAACTTACCACAAGCGTTCTCTGACTTCTTATTACAAGTTGTTGCGGGTAAAGCTGCTGCTCAATTAGAAATCGGAATCTGGCAAGGTTCTTCACCTTTCGGAACAGGGTTCTTATCTGACGATGGAACACAAGACGAAGCAGGTGCGGACGCTTCTGCGTGTAAAGACTTTACAGAAGTTGATTTTGCAGATGCTTTAGCTGCTGCTGACATATTAACTGATATGGCTTCAGTATATAATGCTGCTGCTTCTGATATCTCAGGAATACTTACTAAGCCAGGTGTTGGTTTCTATATGAACAATAAAACATATGGTTTCTACATTCAAGCATTAGCTTCTGCAGGTTCTAATCAAGGACAAATTTCTGGATTAGGATTTGATGCAAAATCTGATACTGCTACCTACTTTGGATACCCAATATACAGATGTCCAGGTATGTTCAACGACACTATCCTTTTCACTTATCCTGAAAACTTAGTATTCGGAACTAACCTTGCAACTGATTGGACTGAAGCAAGATTAATACCTACTTATGAGTATGATGGTTCTGACAACGTAAGAGTTGTAATGAACTTCGCTGTAGGTGTTCAAACTGCTGTAGCAACAGATGGTGTATACGGTTCAACTGTTTGGACTTAATAGATACTTTAAATGGGTGGTTGAAATACACCACCCTTTTATTAACTTTTAAAAATTAAATAATTATGAGCTGTAATTTAAGTGCTGGGAGATTGGTGGATTGTAAAGATCAGATGGGAGGATTGAAAACCCTCTTTTTCTGTGCTGACTATTCATCTAATATATCACAACACATGACAGTCAATGGAACAGATCCCTTGCAAATAGACACGGCAGGGTTTACAGGTTGGAGTGCTTACGGAACACCAACGGGTTCTACTATGACACTATATAAATATGATTTGAGACCGAATTTAAGTTCTTTAACTGTAACAACAAATGGCGATCCTGCGACAGGAACATCTTTTTGGACTCAAGCATTGTCCGTAACATTGCAAAAAATAGATGCAGCAACAACAAATCAACTAAAATTAATTACATATAATAGAGTGCAGATTTTCGTTCAAGATAATAACGATAATGTGTTTTTGTTAGGGATTGATAATGGTTGCGATGTAACAGGTGGCACGATTGTTTCTGGAGCAGGGAAGGGAGAATTGACAGGATATACATTAGAGTTTACGGCAGAGGAAAAGATGCCTTTATATTCAATTAAAAAAACTAATGGAAGTGGAACGGACTATCCGTTTGACCAATTGGGTGATGCAGATAGTGAGTTAACAATAGTTTCAGGAACATAATCGTTACTCTACTTAGCAAATTAAAGGGACTATATGTCCCTTTTTTTGTTTAAATAAAAACAATTACATAACTTTTATATTTATAATAAAGATATTATGGCTTGGAAAGTAAAAAAAGAATATGAAGGAAAGACTGTTCCCAATTGCTTGTCACCGTTAAATGATTTAACACAACAACAAATTAAAAAATTAGGTGAAAGTGTTCGAAATTCTTATTTCATAGAAGATAAACCTAAAAAGAAGAAAAAGGATGAGTTGGAGGGATAAATATACAATAGAAGATTTATTTCCTAAATATAATACTTATAATGATGAGGATAAAAAAACAATATATGACAAAGTTAGTAATATGATGGATAAATTTTTTGGAAAAGAATGATACAAATAGAACAACAAAAAACCCCAGTCCCTAACCTTAATCGTGTATTTTTAGACATATATAATAAAATGACTAATATTGACTACGAACCTTTATTTGGTTTTACAAGTCAATTATCAAAAAAAACATTATATTCTGTGTCATTCACCACTATATATACTAACAAAGAAAGATATGTGGAGATGGCTATTTATACTTCAACACTGACACCAGACCCTACAATTGGTGTAATAAGAGGGGGAACAACAGACTATCCGTATGGTCTATATGACACTACTGTTTATCAAAACACAAGTGACACCAATTTAGACCCCACAGGATTGCCTGTTCTATGGAATGGATTAATGAATCTAAGAACTAACTATGGTTATTCTGGGGCTACACCAAACCCTGCTGTTGAATATACAGACTATAATACTAATGACACAGATACAGAATCAGTATATATAACATTTTAAGATATGATACAGGTAAAAGTTAAAAATGCAGGAGATGTTATTCTAAATAATGATTTTTATTTAGATATTAACGATAAAATGACAGTTGACTTATATCGTATTTTAATTACTTTTACAAGTCAATTTACAAACAAATCAAAAACTTTTTTAGCAAACACAGACTACACAAACAAAGAAAGATATATAAAGTTGGGGCTTTTTACTACAAGAGATATAGCACAAGAAGATTTATCGCTGTCAAGAATTCAGCTGGGAACAACAGACTTCCCTTTAGGCTTCTATGATGCTATTTTATATCAAAACACCGACAACACAAATCTTGATCCAACAGGACTTCCTGTTATTTGGAATGGGGTTATGAATTTGTCAGGATATAGCAATGCAACAGAATCTGTTAGCTACACAGAATATACTACTAACGATGCAGACACAGAAAGCATCTATTTAACAAATCCATTATGAATTTAAATTTAGTAAAATTATCACATTATAATATACCACATTTAGTGGAAAAATCTAACCAAGACTGGGTAAGTTTTGGAGAGGATAATCTATATCCTAATTATCTATTAGAACTATTCTTAGGTAGTGCAATCAATGGGGCATTAGTTAAGTCAATAGGTGCGATGATATATGGAGAAGGATTAGCCGCTACCAATGCAGACGAATCAGAAGCTACAAAAGAATCTTATTTGCGATTAACAGAACTATTACACAATTCTGATGATGACGTCTTAAAAGACCTCGCAATGGATTTAAAGCTATTTGGCGGTTGTTATGTAAACGTGATATGGTCAAGAGATAGAAGCAAGATAGCTAAAATGAAGCATATCCCTGCACAATACATTCGTTCTGGTAAAATGATAGATGGAGAAGTAGATACTTATTATTACAGTGCTGATTGGTCTAAAGCTAAGAAGTCAGAATACCGACCAAGACCTTACGCTGCTTTCAGCACAGAAGATAGAACACAAGCTAGTCAAATTCTAATGATTAGAGATAAAAACCCTGCTTTGTTTTATGGCTTTGCACCAGATTATGTAGCAGCTACAGATTGGATTCAAATGGAATTAGAGATTGCTCAGTTTCATTTATCTAATATCACAAGTGGTATGACACCATCAATGCACGTTGGTTTTTCTAATGGTGTTCCAACAGAAGAAGAAAGAAGAACAATAGAAAGACAATTAAATGCTAAATTTGCAGGTAGTGGAAATGCGGGTAAAATACTTATCACTTTCAATGACGGAAAAGAAACTGCACCTGTAATTGAACCAATCCAAATGAATGATGCTCAGTCTGCTTGGGAAGGAATGAGTAAACAAGCAGTAAATCAAATACTTGCAGGACATAGAGTTACATCACCAATTCTTTTTGGAATACGTTCAGAAGGTGGTGGACTTGGAAATAATGCTGACGAATTGCGTGATGCTTATTCATTATTTAACAACACAGTCGTCATTCCTTTCCAGAACACGCTTTTAAAGGGCTTAGACAAGATATTTGCTGTTAATGATATAAACCTTGATTTATACTTTAAAACGCTTAAACCAGCTGATTTCATTGATTTAGAAGTTACTAAGACACAATCAGAAGAAGACCAAGAAAAAGAAGGTGTTAGCCAAGAAGATATTGATTCTGATGATTTTGTTGAAATGTCAGATGATGATTTAAACATAATATTTGAAGAATTACAAGGTGAGCAAATGGATGAAGATGTATGGGAAGTTGTAGATGAGCAAGACGAAGGATTAATTGAAGATTATGAAGATTGGGCTAAAAAACTAATCAAAGAAAACAAAGAAAAGTTTGCTGATGAAATAAGAAGTAACGAAGACCAACCAAGTTCATTAGATAAGTCTTATTATAGAGTAAGATTTAAGTATATTAAAAAGAGCAGAAAACCAAGCAAATCAACAAGGACATTCTGCAAAAATATGATGCGATTAGCTAAAGCAGGATTTGTTTATAGGTTAGAAGATATTGATAAAGCAAGTCGTGAAGGTGTGAACAAGCAATTAGGACACAAAGGTCGTGCTTATGATTTATTCAAATTTAAAGGCGGTGTGTATTGTAGACACGCTTGGAAAGTAATTCTATACAGATTAAAACAAGGAACAGAATTAAGAGAGGGTCAAAGTATGGATGACTACACAAAGACAGATAGCATTCCTAAAAGCTACACACCAAAACCAACAGGAATTAAAGATGCAGTAATAGCACCTGAGAATATGCCTAATAGAGGTCATTATCCAGGCGTAAAATAAAATAAAACTATGGCGATACAACATACACTATACATAAGTTCAACACGATTAAAAAAAGATTCTGCAATTGGCGGAAGCGTTTCAGACGACCTAATAATGCCTTATATATTATTAGCACAAGATATGAACATTCTACCTATACTTGGAACAGACCTTGATGCTAAACTAAAATCAGATATTCAAGGAAG